TACTAGAAGCACAAATAGAGGAGATAGATAATGAAAAAGATTGAACCTAAGTTTGGAGATGGATCTATATGGCCTGTCCCTGATCCTAAGACTGAGGACACCTTTGATCCTTATGATTGGGAGGACGACTTTGGTGACTACAATGAGGTGCTAGATAAGGTAGCCTCAGAGATTCAGGTTGGAGGGAACCACTACACTAAACTAGCTATACAGCCAATGACTTACTCAATGGCTAACAAGTTGAATGCATTGCAGCATACAGCTTTGAAGTATATCACTAGGTATCAGGACAAAGGTACACCACTGCAGGACTTAGCCAAGGCTCGTCATTGTATTGATATGATGGTTGAGGATTGGATAGATAATCATGATGAACTAGGAGAGGAAGTATGAAGTACACAATGAAGGATGTTAATAAGTTAATGGCTGATCGAGGCTGGCGACAGACGCAAGCAATGGATTACTACATTAAGATTGGTGCTAAGACAGGCGCTGGTGTATCTAAGAGTGTAGAGAGTAATTATAAGAGGGCATTGAAGAACATCAAGTGAATTTCCGCAGGAAACTTTAGGCAAAATAAAGGGGACTTAATTGTCCCCTTCTTTGTTTCTAATCCCTGAGCTTATCAGGCATACTATCTTCTAGTCCATGTTTATGATACCAAGCTGATAACCACTTAGTTGCATACTGAGGATTAGATTCTCTTAGCTTATAAGCAAACTGCCTACCTACTCCTAACCTAGTCTTACGTACTGCCTTATCCAACTGCTTCTTCTTTAAGCTATCAGGCAGTGCTTGGTACTGAGGATTAGAAATAATGGATTGAAGAATAGGCGTTAACCTTTCTGCATTCAACTGACGTAGATCAGCTAGTTCAATACTACTTAACTCCACACCTCCTAGACCATTCCTTATTCCTCCTTTGTCCCACCCAATATCCATCATGTGATTCTGTAATGGGGTTAAGGTGGTGGAGTCCATGAAGCCAATGTTAAAGATAGCTTTGGTCATATCAGTTTGTTTAGCTTCTCCATATACACCATGCTTCTTAGGTAGTTGCTGTCGGTACATTGGTATACGAGATTGAATCCTTTCCATTACACTCTCAGTCTGTCTATCATACCCATCCATAGCCTTAGCAATGTTAGCTGCGATAGCTGGTGTAGCTGGACGGAGTAGTGTCTCTAAGAACTCATCACCTGTACTAACATTAGGATCAATTAGTGCATTGGTTAGTGAGTGGAATCCTTCAAGGAATGTCTTAGAGGTTAAGTTACTCTTAAGAGCATACATCATGTTACCAATTAACTCCCATCCTTCCTCTGTATTGATGTCATCATCATCTAGATAGTTACCAGTGAAGTCAAACAGATCAGCAGCCATAGCTAATGGTGTAGCTAGAGGTTCAATGCGAGCATACTCAACCCATGTATCACCAATCTTAATGGCGTAAGGTTTAATTCCTGCATCTTTCCATCGCTGTCTCTCCGTAGGACTACGAGGTAAACTGCCAGTTAGGTTCTCATCTTGAAACATAGTACCTACCATAGCAAAGATAGAAGCTCCTATAACCTGCCTAGGGAGTAGTTCGCTATAAGACATACGCTCAGATGGGCCATGTAAGGGCACAACCTTAGTTCTGAAATCAAAGAATGTCTCACCTAATCCTTCTCTACCAATCTTCTTTAACTGGATGGTTGGAATGATAGGTATATAATTATACCCCTCCTTAATGATGTTCCAAGGAGTCTTGATGAATGGCATATACAAGAAGAATGCTGGATACTTATGACGTAGCTCTTGCACCTTCAGTGGAATACCCTCTAGTCTCTGCTGGAAAGCATTGAACAAAGCATCATCACGTATGGCTGATACAATTAAGTTACCTTCCTTTAATGCAGCAGACTTATCAAGAGGAGGCCCACCAGCAAGTGAGCGTTCTTCGGCACGAGCAGCTATGAAAGTTCTAGCTCTATCATCCCAATGGACAGACAACCCTTCATCAGGAAATAGATCCTTCTTATATCTCATGTTCAAATCATTAAAAGAACCCTTCCCTGCTTTACTATCTTCGGTAGCGAACTTAGCTGCAAGCTGATACAGGGACTGTCTACGGAACCTACTCTTACCATATTCATCTATACCTACAATGAGCTTAGTAGGGAAGCGTATAGCACCTTCAACGAATGTACCACCAGCACGAGTACGACCGATGGAGTTATGCATGTAGTCCTGCATGTCATTGAGGATAGAATTAATCTCTTTCTGTGACATAAACTCAGGGTGCTCAATCTTAAGGACATCCTTAACATAACTGTTCCATGTATCCGTATCCATCTTAAGCATACGCTTAGTTGACTCTTGATCTAGGGAGTACCCTTTAGTAAACCCCTCACGGAAGTACATACCATCAACAGCAAACCCTTCAAGAGAAGCTTGCCACATAGCCTTGACTTGATTCCACTCCCTGCCTCCTTTAGTTAGTCCAATAGTATCTAACACAAGTCCGATAGTCTCATTGACATTCTTTAAGGCTTGCTGCACCCCTACAGAGATCATGTTAACTAGGGGAGTACCTAAACCAGAGAGCATGGAGTTAGCAAGCACATCAGTACCTACATCAAAAGCTGATACCTTATTATCCTTTCTTGCTAAGTGATCCACTAACCATTGCCTCTGCTGCGTATCACTGAAATGACTCATGACGGATGCATTAAGGGATGAAGTGTTTACTGCTACTTTACATTTGGGTGATAATTCTGACATTAACATTTAACTCCAGCAAACAACGATTCAATCTCTCTGTTGTCTGCAATATCTTGATACATCTTACGTCTAAAGTTTAAAGATGCTGACACCTTAGAACCTTGACCTTTGAACCATCCTTGGATACCATAGTATAAGTTTATATCTGCATGAAGTATACTAATTTCATCAGCAGACATAACATCAGCATGTTTAAGGAGAGCATGAGTGTTAAATAACTTGTTATCCACTTCAATCATAAGCTCAGTAGTGGCTGCTAGTTCTTGAGCAGAAAAGATCTTCTCAGGATTATCTAGTATATACTTAACCATCCCTCCTAGATCCTTGATGTTATTCTTCCTTAAGAAAGCAGCACCACTCTTCTCAATGTTAGCAAATGTATAACGACCACTATTGAATCCACGTAGTGCAGAGGTATCTAGACCACGAGTAGCAGCAATCTGTGCTACTGTATCAGTATACTCCTTAAGTATTTCAGTCTCTTGGTAAGCACGTTCATGAGCATCCCATTCCTGAGAGGTAGGTTCTTCACCTCGCTGCATCTTCTTGTTAACATTGTTAGTTGCTTCTTGTGACCGACTACTTAGTTTAACTTTAATAATTGGTTCTTTGTTCTCACCAGATACCTTACCTTCTACTAGTCTCCGAGTGACATCCTCTGCTGTGTCAGTTCGTGGTAACATCTGCTGTGCTACTTGACGATCAATACTAACCTTACGAGCGCCAGCACTATCCTCTGCAACTTGTAAGTTAGATTCACCTATCCCTAGCTTCTTGAACAACTCACTATTAGAAGGTGCAAGTGGAGTGGGACGTTGAGTTACAGGCTCCACAATCTTAGTAGGTTTGAAGGGCTGTGTTCTATTATTAATCATACTGCCTAGATCAGCTACCTCAGAGAATTTCCCTTCTTGAAGTTTAGTTAGAGTATCTAATGCATTACGCTTAGTTGTCTTACCAGCTAGGTCTAATCTCTGAGACTCTGTTGATGCCTTAAGTGCTTTGATCTGACTATTAACTGATAGCTTTGTAATAGGATTTTTAAGCTTTGACCCTACCTTCTCAAGAGCCTTAAGCTTACGCTCACCTCTAGATAGATCTCCAGATAGAATATCAAGTACACTCTGATCCTCTGCTCCTTTACTCTGCAAAGTTAAGTCTTCTTTAATTCTACCCATCGCCTGCTCTGGTGTATGAATAGCCTCAGTAACACTCTCAAGAGCCTTATCAGTAGCCTCCTCTAACTCATCAGCCTTAGCAGCATGAGGCTTCTTAGTTAGTAATTTACCAATACCTCCACCTAGTACACCTCCTATAACACTAGAACCTGCAATGTTCAATGCGGCTGAGTCACCATACTGCTCATAGACAGGCTCTAAGGCTCCACCAGCAGCACCATGAGCAATGCCCCTAGCACCATAGGTAAGTGCCTTAGAAGCAAAAGCAAGAGGCTTTAGAGCTATCGCTGGTAAGGTGATGGGGTCAAGGAAGCCACCTGCTAACATACCAGCAATAGATGCTTTAGGGTGTTGCTCCATCATGACACGAGAGCGATGTTCCTCTACTCTATCCAATCGCTGTTGTGAGTAACTTTGGTTAGTGCCTAACCAGCTTCCAATCTGTCTAGATGATGAGGACATAGACCGAACCGCATTAGTAGTAAAAGCATCAGAGACATCATACTGCTCTCCATACTCTGCTTCTGCCCCAACGATGGCATTGGTCATATCAACTTCAGACATACCACTAGGAAACTCTAGCTTACCTAGTGTGTCATGCTCTACATAAATAGCCATTGTATTTCCTACTTAGGTTCTGTCCAAACACTACCTGTAATATCTTCTATAGCAAGCTTACTCGTCTTAATATCATTAGCTAATCTACCATAACCAGCCCCTTGAGTATAACTACCATCTTTCCTCTTGTACTTCTTAAGGCGCTCCTGAGCAGATGTAATACGCTTCTGATAGTTAGTAATCTTCTTCTGATCTTCCTCTGCTGTAGAGATATTAACTGCTTGGTTCTCATCCTTAGCTACTTGTATAGCGGCATCAATATCTAATGCTGCCTGTGAGTCAGAGGGTACTAATGTTTTAGTCTGCTCAAGAGAGTCTATCTTCTTCTGTGCATCAGCACTTAGCTTTGTAGACACAACTGATTCATTAGCTACTGGATTGATAGGAACCATCCTACCTTGTGTAGAATCCCAACGTAGGTTAGCGCCTCCAGAACCTCCAGAACCTTTGACCTCCTCAACCACCTTAGATGATAAGTCATTACCAGTTAGAACATCTATTGCCTTTCCATCAGGAGTTAATCTAACCTTGATAGTCTCATAGATAGGCTTCTGAGTTTGTAAATCTACTTTGTCTGTCATTACTTTAACATCAGTAAGTACTCCAAACTCTCTATCCTCTGCAGCATTATAAGAATCTAATTCTTCTGCTTCCATCTCAGTAGCCTTAGCATGTAAGGCCATAGCCTGAGCATACTGACCATTAGCCATGAGATCACTTGCAGCAGCCCTCATACCAGCAGCAGTGGTTAGATCTTGACCTGCCATACTATCCTGCACTTGTTGTGCTTGCTGCATATCTGGTGTTTGTAAACCAAAGAGAGAGTTGAACCCTCGCCCCATCACTGATCCTGCAGCATTCCCAACAGCAAAGTCAGCATTCATACGTGCAGCTTGATTCACTGCACCATCAGTACGAGATTGCTGTATTGTGTTTGGATCCATTCCAAATAAACTCATTACATCGCTTGCCATGTTATTCTCCTATTAATAGTTAGTGTTGGCTCCGCCATCTGAGTATCTTTGATTGCCCCTAGTTATAGTATCATTACGATTCTCTGTCTTTCCATTAGTAATATCACCAACACTGTTAGCAGCACCTACATAAGCACCACCTCGTAGCATACCCGCACCAGAAGAGAAGTCATTTCCAGCACCATAACCTTTGAGTAAGTTCATTCCTGCATTATTAGCAGCAGTGGATCTATATTGACCTAGATCAGCACCAAACCTACTCTGCTCCAGACCAGCTTGATCAAGAGACATAGACTGATTGAACATACTGTTACCAACATTAATATCATTCTGTCGTTGTATCTGTGCTCGGTCAAAGGCATTATAACGATCTTGTGAATCCTGTTGTGCAAAGTTGTTCATGAACATATTAGCATAAGGATTAGAAGTACCTTCCCCAGCAAAGCCTTGAGACTGATCACTCAGCTGTAAGCCAGTAGTACCTGTGCCAAACATAGAGCCACCTAATCTATCAGCTTCTGCTTGACGACTACCTGCACCTAATGAACGCTGTTGGGCATAGAACTGTTCAGCAAGATCATTGTAGTTACCTGTAGCATCACCATAAGCTGAGTCACCTATAGCCAGTATCTTGTTCTGTTGTGAAGCATAACGAGGATCTAAGGCAAATGAGGATTGACCATCTGCAAATGATGATGTGCCTAAACCAGAAGTTACACCATAAGGTTTGTAGAGTCCTGCTGAGTAGGCTTTCTCACCTGCCCCCTTCATACTATCTGCTGCAGCGTCTTTAGCGTTTGCTGCTTTGTTCGCTCCATAGGCACTTAATGCCATCATTGCTAATTGGGGCCATATCATTATGCTGTCCTCTTCCAAAAGTAAACTACGATGTACGGTTGTACGTTATTATGCGCTGCACTGCTACCTGCGGAGCCAGTATTTATCTGACCTCCCTCATGACTTGTGCCATAGAAGGGTGCGCTACCATCACCACCACCTAAGCGCCATCCTGAATAGTGAGTGTGGGCTGGCATTTCTGCTTCGGTCAAGGTATGCGTCTTAGCACCTCCTGTCTCTGCTACCTCATTGAAATCAGCATCACTTGAATCAAATCCAACTAAGACACGACCAGCACCAAAAGCTTCCCAAGTGCCTACACCAATTAAAGCAGCTATTGCTGAAGTAGTATACTCAGTCACTGTAGTAAAGATTGCACCTACAGGATACACCAGAACATTCACTGCTGCTGCTGTGATTAATGTAGCACCTGCTGCGATAGCTGATGTAGTATAAGCAGTGGTAGCAAGCTGTGTATTGTTAGTACCTGCTGAGGCTGTAGGAGCTACAGGGATACCTGTCAAAGCTGCGTTGTTAGTATTAGCCTTAGTTGCTATTGCAGTAGATAAGGCGTTGAACTCATCATCTATCTCTGCACCTTTAAGACGCTTAAGAGCACTGCCTGTTGACAGGTCATCCTTGGTTGCAAAGTTTGTTGACTTTGTATAGTTACTCATTATATGACCCTACCTGTTTTAATATATAAATCAAATTTCTGAATAGAAACTTCATTACCACTAATCTCTGTTTCAAATCCTAGTTGTATTACTGTACCACTGCCTCCAATAGGAAGCTTAATTCGGTCAGTACCTCCACCACCTGTGTACTCAGCAATGTTATATTCATCAATACCATACTCAGAGAGAGCAGTCTGCTTCACTGTAGCATTGTATGATCGGTACTCGTCAGAGTAATCAATCCCTGATTTGATAGTGAATGTCTGTCCACTACCCCCTATCAATGTGATTCCTACACTCTTCAGTATCTTAACTGTAGTGGGCTGATCAAAGTCAAAGTAGTTGGTATAGTAGAACATACGATAGATGAGACCATTGTCTAAGTGTCCAGCATACTCTGCTATGCCAGCAGTCTGTCCAAAGAGTAATCTATTATCAGAAGTATTAACCATCCCTCTGTGTGTGAATCCTGACCAACGTGTAGTTCTTGCAGCGCCATTCTCTAACTTGCCTCGCATATCAAAGCAATACACCTGCTCACTACTAGGGAAGCTAAGTAAATAGAAAGCATGTTTAGGTGAGTAGACACTCTTTATATTATCAATAGGCTCTGCTTCTGATATAGCTGTCAACTCGTCACGTACATTAATAGAGAGTTCTCCAATAGGAGTAGACTTCTCTTGAATGACACGACCTAGTGAACGTACACCTGAGTTCGATAAGAATAGAATATCAGCACCTGTGTTCTGCACTGAGTCACGAGCTACACAGCCTACTCCTTCTATTACATCTACTAGTCGTAAATCACTAGGAGTTAAGTAGTTATCGCCAGCACCTTTGTCGTCATAGATAACAATGGAGTTCTTACAGAAGATAACTAAGTAGCCATTGAATGCTCCAAGGGCTACGATGGAGTCTCCACCTTTAGTCCATGAAGTAGCTATGTCTAAGTTACCACTAGTACCCCCTGTCCACTTCATACCACCACCACCTTGTGTGACGAGGTCTGAGAAGTATACAGTGTGGTTATTACCAGTTATGTCAGCAGCCCATAGCCTACCATAAGCAGACAACACAGCATTAGCTTGAGGAGGTGTACCTGCATTACCTGTAGCAGCATCAACTCGTATGAGTGCAGCGCCTGATTCACGTACTAATGGATGATGGTCTCGTTGAAACAAGTAAGCTCTGTTGCTTAATGTAACGCTCTGCCAGTTATCTGCAGAGATTGCTGCAGAGTTTGTGATGTCAGTAAGAGTAGATAGTCCTGCATAAACCTTGTTATCTCCCCACGACACATACTCTGATACACCTGAGTTGTTAATGAACTCATGGACACCCTTCAAGTTAACTACTGTACTTGCTGAAGTTCTATCTATCCAACCTTGGCGGGAGCCTAATCGTCCATACTTATCAATCACACAGTTCGTAGCTTCTAAGGCATAACCACTGGCTAAAGTAATACTACTTTCCTGTGTGTTTAAGCCATAAAATCCTGGGGCTGCTATTGATGTTGAGAGTAATTGCTTAGTCATTAGCTAGTCCAGATTAGTTCTTCGGGATGTTTGTTAGCATCTAGTTGAATAGAGTCACTCAGTATCTTACTAGCTTGTGCAAATGCTGTATTACCTGTCTGAGAATTATCTTCACCCCTTTCTTCAACAGCCTTAGCATATGCCAACATAACCACTGGATGAGAGGGGACATGAAACTTATCATCTGGCCCATCAAGATCTGCTGTACGTGCAACTACGTTAAATCTTAATGTATATACTCCATCAGGCTTAGGATAAATATCCACTAATGTATCACCATCAGAACTAACACCATTGAAAGAGTAACTAGAAGGAGAACCAGTAGCAACAGTTGTTGTAAGGAACTTATCATCGAACCAAGAAGCAGACTGATACTGCATGAAAGCATTAGAAGTAACATTAGTAACATAAAGAACGCTAACATTATTCTGTGTTCCATTTAATTCATAATTAAACATACCACTAGTAGTAGTAACAGTAAGAGACTGTCTTAGTGCTGACCAATCCCATGCTTCTTCTACCTCACGTTTAGCATCATTAATAAACATTCCAATGAGTTCACTATATTCACTATCAGTGATGGCTGTTACTGGACGTTCACGTAAACGCTTTAGAACTTTGTTTACTGCATCTAAGTAATTCATAGATTATACCATATTTTTAATAAAAAGTCAATAGACTTAACGTCTTGCTACAATTGATTGTCCAAAGTACATGCCAACAACTGACATGATTGCATGAGGTAACCATTCAGGAGTTACCATACCTTCTAATGTTCTCCATTCAGTTACTGTAGAAGTGAAGTCAAAGATAAATAATTTAAATCCAGTAGTCACTTCAACTGGTACTACTGTTGGGAGGTCAAGGATAGGAGCTATAAGAATAAACATAGCCATACCCATGAAGGATACTACTAGGAATCTCCTGATCCATTGTGCATTAGGAGTATCATAGGTGCGTGCTGCTGCTACACTGTCCTCAGAGGCTGAGAAACGCTGCAGGAGCTGCTTCTGCTGTTCAGCCTTATCCTTCTGACTCTGCGACCACATCTTCATTACAGCGCCTCCTAGGACGCTTAGTAACAATGTGATCACTTCTATAGGCATACCAAACATCTAAGCTTTTCCCATTAGATAAGCACTAAGTCCACCAAGCAATGCTGCTAATGCTAATGCACCTGCTGCCATGCCTTTACCTTTAGCTAGTTGTAGCTCTTGTGCTGCTAGTCTTTCGTTAATCTTATTCATAACAATAGTCATACTCTCTACATCCTTATTAAGTTGAGTGACTACGTGTACTAACTGACCTGCTTCAAAGTCTGACATTCCTGACATCATCTAAATTCCTTTAACATAAAATGCCACACCGAAGAGTGCTGCTATAATAACGAATAGAACTCCCATTGCCTTCAAGCCTGTTGTTACATTCTGCTCTATTGCCTTGGTTCGTTTGTTCTTTGCCCTCATCTGCTCCTTAGCTTCTTCCTTCTGATCTCTAGCATACTGAGCCTTGAACTGTAGGAAGTTATAATATCCTTGTAGTCCTTGTTTGTTCAGCATGTACTTAAGATCTTCCTCATTCTTCCTAAGCTGTACTTGAGCCTGATACATCTCTAGTACATTATTCTTACCCTTAGTCTCTACTACCTTAGCTATATCATTCTCAGCTTTGAAGTATTTACCTACTGCCTCACCTGCATCCAAGAGGTCTCTGCCGTTGGACAGGGTAGTCTTAATGACTTGGAATGCTGCGTTGGCAATTGCTAGTTCAGCTAACATACCCATAACCTCTTTGAATACTCTCTAAGCTCGTAGGGAGCCGCTGGAGGTGCTACTGGTCTATACCCTACCTCACGTATTACCTTAGGCTCTACGACCAGCACAGAGCCTTGTGGAGCCTGTGAGAGGCTTAGGTGGCTAGGGTAGACCTCGGATACTGTTGACCACACTATTTCTTAGCTTTCTTCTTTGCCGCTGCTGCTGCTTTCTTACCTGCTGCTGTATATGGATACTTCTTACCTTTAACTGTTGGCATACTAATTTACTCCTATGTTATTGCTAGTCGTGCTGCTGCTCTGGCTGTAGTTACTGCTGTAGGCACTAAGACACCTGTCTCAGATTCTCTAGTGACGTACCAATC